GGGCTGAAACCGCGGGGGGAGGGGGGTTTCCTGCCGCAATGGCGGGCGTCGACATCCACAGCACGCTGTATCTGGACGGCAAAACCGCAGCCGACACCCTGACCCCGTACATCGACAAAAACCTCGGACGGCGTGCATCTGCCGCCAACCGTTACGCACGATAGGAGGAGCGTATGGCAGACTATCTTGACGCCGCCGGCAGCATTTCTGGCGACGTGGAAAAAATCCGAAAGGCCCTGTACGGCAGAGAGGTGCGAGCCTCCATTGCGGAGGCGATCGAGCTGCTGGACGCACAGGACACCAAACGGGACGACGCCACGGCGGAGCTGGAGCAAAAAGTCAAAGACCTTGTGACGCTGGAAAATGCGGACAAGATGGGCTTTCTGAACATCCAGAGCACAGAGGGCAGCGGCGCATACCGCCTGATCTATCGCTTTGCCGACGGCACGACCACCGTAGACCGGGTGAACGCCGATCCGGCGCTTGCGGGCACAGAAATCATTCTGGGCACCAGCATCTACACCTATGCCGCAGCCGGCTGGCTGTCCTATGTGAGCGAGGTCGGCGGCACGATGGGGCAGGTCAACCGCCTCAATCACCACATGCCGTGCGGATTCAAACGCATTACCGGCACAGACGGTGTGGAGCGTGTCATGCTGCTGGATGAGGATGAACAGCGCATCCCCGCCGACCGTGACGGGGATGTGGAACAGTGCGGCATTCTGTACAATACCAATGGCACAGCAGTCCGTGGCGTGCGCCTCGACAAGGACACCAAGCTGTATTTTGACAACCTTGTATCACGGATTGCAGTGCTGGAAGAGGCACTGGCGGCACGGAAAAATGAGTAAAGCGAGGTGCTACCATGGGCAATGTATCTGACATGTTCCACCGCCGGGAGATCGACACCGGCAGGGGCAATTATTACACCAAGGTGGAGATCGACGCCAGAGTTACAGAATTGCAAGGCAAAGACGCACAGCAGGACGGGCAGATCGGCTCGCTGGAGCAGTCGTCTCACAGCCACGACAACAAGGGCATTCTGGACGCAACAGAAGCGGCATATACCGCAGATAAAGACAAAAAGCTGACCGAACTGGAGGACACCGACACCACATACACGCTTGCCAGAAAAGCCTTTGCGACAAAGTTCGACGACGTGAACACCCTCCTGTATGTCAAATATGACAAGAACGGGACACTTATCAGCACGTCAAACATTGACATCCGTCCGACATTTAACGCAGTCGGGACGGCGCTGCTTACAAGCGGGAAAGGCTATCTCCCGATCTTGGACAGCAGATATGAAACACGGTACGGCGACAAAACCGACACGGATGCCTATATCAAAACAAATCCGCAATACACAAGCCTGCTCTATGTGGACTACACCTATGACGGCAGCACGGAAGTCCGGTATGACAATACGGTGCTCGTTGTGAAGATGCCGGTGGAAGCAACCCGCTTTATCGGCGCGAATGCCACAGCCGAGCAGCAGGGACTTATGGCACCAGAGGACAAGGAAAAGCTGGACTCGTTTGATTCGTCGGCTTGGGTTGTGGGCGGATCCATGGAAATCAGCGGGACAATGTCAACAAATCTGCCGGATAAGCAGTCTTTTGTCGGGTCGTATAAAAACACGGCAAACGGGGCATGGTACGACGTCATCTCAATCCGGCATCGTAACGGCTACGACGACGGGAATCAATATGGCATGTCTATCTACTCCGCATTGACATCAGCCGGGGATCTGATGTGGGATAAGCAGATCAGTGCGGACAAGTGGCAGGGTGCCCGCACCTTACTCGACACAATAAATTACAGCAAATTAATGTCGGTGCAGCTGACCACAGAAAATCTCAATGACAGCGCCGTGAATGGCATTTGTGGATTTTTTTACGCAGATGACGGCAACACCTGTACGAACACGGCGGTTAGCGGAAAAGCGTTTTTTATGTTTGCGATCCGGATTTCCGTGGCAGCGAAAACACAGGTGGCGTTTTATCCGCACAACAACAAAATCTATATGCGGTCATGGTCTGGCAATGACTGGACAGCATGGCGGCAGATATAGGTGCAAAGGGGGAGAGAGATTGGACTGGACAGAGATCATCACCGCCGGCATTGCAGCGGCAGGGGCTGTGGCAGGCTCTGCGCTGATGCAGAGCAAGACAACCGCAGTATTGAAAGAACGCCTTGACGCACTGCGGAAAGACGTGGAAGTGCTGTCAAGGCGTGTGGACAAGCACAACGGGGTGCAGGAGCGTGTCTTGCTCGCCGAGTGCAAAATTGAAGAACTGGAAAAGGAGCTGAAGAAATGAAAAATCGGAACTGGAAACAGTGGATGAAAGCCGCCGGCATCCGGGCGGTCAAGACCATGGCGCAGACTGCTGTTGGTGTCATCGGCGTGGCTGCTGTGATGCAGGAGGTTAGCTGGGTAATGGTCGGCAGCTCTGCGCTGCTGGCAGGCGTGCTGTCCGTGCTGACAAGCGTGGCGGGACTGCCGGAGGTTGAGGAGAACGCCTGAAAGGAGCGAGAAAAATGACGATTACCAATCAATATTTGACACACAATCGCCCGTACACCAAGCGGAGCCGTACCGATGCAATTGCGATGCACTGGGTGGCAAATCCGGGGACTTCCGCCGCAGCGAACCGAAACTACTTCCAGAACACTTCTACCGAGGTGTCTGCCAACTACATCATTGGTTTGGTCGGTGAGGTGATCTGCTGCATTCCGGATAACGAGGTCAGCTGGTGTACCAATCAGGCGAACGGCTACACTGTAAGCATTGAGTGCTGCCATCCGGATTGGACTGGCAGATTCAATGGCGCAACCTACAAGTCCATGGTGGAACTCACAGCGAGCCTGTGCAAGAAATACGGGCTGCATCCGCTGAAAGGCGGTGTGATCCGCCATTTCGACGTCACCGGAAAGAATTGCCCCAAGTGGTTTGTGCCCAAGTCCAAGGGCGGTTCTGACACAGAGGATACCCAGCACTGGCATAAGTTTCTGGCGGATGTCGCAGCGCAGATGGGACAGGGCGCCGCAACCACAAAGCCGTCCGGCTCTGCCGTCACAAGGCTCCGCTACGACTGGAAGCAGGGGCAGCGGGTGCAGCTCTATAAAGGGAAAACGCAGCTCTTCGCCAATGAATCCACTACCACTCCATCCAGCTATCTGTCTCCCGGGGTATACTACATCTATGACGGCAAGTGCTGCCGGAACGGTCGCTATCGTGTCACCACCAAGGCAGAGTACTGTGGCAAGACACCGGCGGGAAAGTATGTCACCGGCTATGTGAGCGTGGATAATTTCCGGGAAGTCTAGATACTGACTTTCCCAAATCGTGCCTTGATTGAAAAGAGAATATGTATGCGAGAAAAGCGCTCTTGAACCTCACCGTTCAAGAGCGCTTTTTGTGTTTTTCAAGAAAAAGATTTCGCAATATTCATATAAAGTTTTCAAAAAAAATATTTGTGTGACATTATATGTATTGACTGATGAGGATAAACATGATATAATACAATTAAGGCAGAAAGGGTATATTCTGAATTGTTATTGAGTATAATACTATGATAGGAGGCGTTAGTATGAAAAACATTAAATTGAAGCTTTTTCAAATTTGCTCAAAAATTGAAACAGTTGTATATGATGAAACTGTTGAATACTACGCTTTCCTGGAAGAACAGTATTGTAAAGGATATCGTCAGATTGTTATACCGTCGATTTTAATGGTAAAAATGATAAAAATTTTTTCGGCAATATATAATTTAAAGGTATACAATATAGAATTTACCGAGGAGGATGAGGAACTTCTTGAAGAAGTCAACCAATTGATTTTTTCAATTCAAAACAATCCTGCTTGTGTGTGCTTATTAACCGATAAATTGGAATTTTTGTCGAATGATTCGTCTATTGATATAAAGCGTATATCTTTTAAGGGTGTAACAAAAGATTCCTCGCCAATTGATTTGAAAATTCAATCTAATGGTATAGTGATTGTAAATGAAGGTGCAACTGAGTATGCAAAAGCTATAATTAATCCAATAGTTGAACGAGGAATATTTGGATGAAAAATAAGCACATCAATCGTGTGTTCAAATTAATGATGAACTTTTTAACAATTGCAATGCCGTTTTTTAGTGCGGTGATTGGTGCGATAATGTTCTGCGTAGGGGAGAAGCTCCATGTAGGGGATGTATTTAAAAAGATTATTCCTGCTGCTGATATGGCGCGTGATGTTGGTATAACAGCATGTATAGCAATTGCGGAATTGATTTTGAACAACTTATATAATTCGATCGTTAAAAATTGTATTAAAAAGCAGATAATTGAATTTATATTTTATCCGCCCCATGAGAATCCAATAATTGAAAATAGTTCTTTGATTAAAATTATTGGTGAATCAACTCCTAAAATCAATGTGCGAATCAATGTTTCTGCATATAGGAAAAAATGTAATAAGATGAAGCTGATAGTTCCAGCAGCTAAATTTTATACAATGCAGCTGGAAAAGCCGAGCAGTTTTGCAAAGATTGATGAAAACGGAAGTTTGATAGTTGATATTGAAGAATTGTTTGGAGAGCAAGAGTACATTAACATAAAATTGGATTTCACTCTTTTGTTCATTAAAAACGAAATCGGTGAAAGCACATCGGATCTGAAAGCTGACGTAATAAATGAATCTGTTTTTACTGAATTTACGTCAAACAAAGCCGTAGTAGAAATAAGGTGATATAAATGTCAACAACTAGATGGAAAGATACAAGGGTAGAAAATATTGAAGAGGCAATCAACTCTCTTATGGCTCCTATTCCTGATGATGAAGACACCTCAAATATTTCACGCAAAAATTGGAAGATGGTAAAACTTTTCTCCAATAATGAGACTATCACATTATTGGAGAAAAGTGTTGAATTTAATATAGTAAATTTTTCATATGATAAAATTACTAATACAGGACTGGAAAAGAACAGGGTTCCGCAGACTGGCTTCATTATAGTGTACAGTATTGAAAATCAGGTTAATTATATTATCAATAGAAATTCTGAAGCAAAACTCATTCTTAGAAAAATGCTGTCATATAATGGGAGAAATGAGATTGACAATAATTCCTTTATGATTGACAGCGATTTCTTCTTGTGGTTAATCAATCGCATTTATTATGCAAATAATGAGATTGATGTTGGAGAAGAGCCATCTTCCGTTGTGTCTCATTATACAACAAAAAGTGGTATATATCAACAAAAAAACAACCATAAATTTGTGAAATACAACAAAAAGTAGTAAAATCTATTGACATACGCAACGAAAAGTAGTATGCTAAAGCTACAGTCAAAACACAAACAACTGAACACACAGGAGGGAGGTGAAGAAGATGACACAGCTAAAAGTAATCCTCTCAAAAAGAGGAATGACCCAGAAAATGCTTGCCAACAGCTTAGGCGTAACGGAAAATGCTGTTAGCAACTGGGTAAAAGGGAAACGAGAGCCAAGCATTGCAACCATTGAGAAAATGGTATCCTTGCTGGATTGCACGGCAGATGACTTGCTGGGGATACAGCGGGAAGCAGGCAGTGAACCCAAACGGCTTCCTTATGTGATCGAACTCAAAGGCGATATAAGCCAGCTGCAAGAAGCGCTGATCGGCTTAGAAGCACAGATCGATACGATCACCAAGAAGCTGGAACACGTTCTCGACTTAAAAAAGACCATTGAGTAAGTCGTCAAGCATGTTTTCGGCATTGTCGAGCGCATCTGTAAGATTGGTGTCATTGACAGAGATTTTCTGCTTACAATGCGGGCAAATTACACTGCTTTTGCCAGAACCTATGATGATTGTGATTTCTTTGTCGCAATTCGGGCAGTCAATTTCGATTTCCTGACCATCAAGCAAACCATTATTCATGAATATCACCTCCTTTAAGCGGATTATACCACAAAACGGTGATAAATTCAACCGTTTGCATGGAGGAAATTGAGCCGTTATAAAAGAAAGATGTGAAATAGATGACGATGGCACTGAAACGAGATACTATTATCCGCAAGGGAGTGATGATACATGAAAAAAATCATAGTTACCTACACAATGAAAAAGCCGGAGGCAGTCAAAGAAATCGCCGAAACTTGCATTGTGCTGTCAGTCAGCGATACGGTTGCAAAACTGTTAGATAAGCGTATGGAATCCGGCAGTAAGATGCTGGAACGGGCACTGGAACCAATCGCAAACCTGCAAGGATATGTACTGGACAAGCTTGAAATGATCGAGCCGACAGAGGAGATGTAAACATGAAATGGATCGAATTGAATGACGGAACTCTTGTAAATGTCGAGAAGCTGGTAGGTATTAGTGCCGACATCAAAACTTACAAAGTGTACTATTCATTCGACACAGGCAACGATATGGCTTTAGAAACATTCGGAACTTCCGCAGCAATGGAACGCCGGATGCGGCAGCTTAGGCAGATGCTGCTGCCGCATGATGCGGCAAAGGAAATACTCGAACGCGCGATGCCATACACGACACCATAACGCACACAGGCTTCGAGGTTTTGCTATAATCTTCCGTCCGCCCTGAGCATGGCGCAAAACCGCTCCCCAACATCCTCAAACTACCTTCCCAAGCGGCAGCCGCGGCTGGCTGCCGCCAACTGGGGCAGGAGACCAACCTCGGCGCCAAACCCCGA